TTCTGAACTTAATATTGAACATGAAGATTTAACTTTAAATTTTGATGGTCAGGATATTCCTGCTTATAGAATTGATAAAATTAATTTTATATTAGTTGGACTTCGAGATCAAGAAGGGAATATTAAATTATATAAATATGATTTAAAAGAAAAAGAAATAAAATTATATAAAGTTTTGCCAAAGGCAGTAGATACAACAAAAGAGGTTGTTTCTGGAGGAAAAAGGGTAGACAAATTTGCTAAATACGTTATAGATATAAAACCAATTGATGATAAGCTAGATGAATTATATGCCCAAAAAAAGAATTTGGAGGATTATATAGAAAAAGAATTGCATCGTTTAAAAAAATATAGAGAAGTAGAGCAACTTATTGTATATTACAAGGAACAATGTTTAGAACCTTTTACTTGGGAAGAAATTGGAAGAAAGGTTTATATGAATAAAGATAATTGCAGGAAGATCTATAGAAAGTTTAAAAAAGAAAGAGATGTATAAGTTGCCCACCCATGCCCACTTTTTATGTGGTAATATGGTATTGTGGATAATTAAAATTCACACAAAACCTTTCTTTACATTTAAATAAAACACTATCTGTTATAGGTAGTGTACTGATGATATAGTCTACTCCAATTATGAATGTAAGCAAAGTAGATTGTATATATCATTGGTACAGTATCTATAAAAGGATACAAATACGTTCTTTGACAAAAATATAATTGAACCATGTGAAAAACTGTTCGCAAAGCAGCATGGGTATTATCTCGTTCCTATTACCTTTGAGAGAGATTTTAGAGGGGATTGGGTAGACTTTAGTAGTGATACTAGAGTTAGGATATGGAAACCATAGAAAGAGATAATAGCAGTCTAATATAAGGTTTATAAAACATAGAGCTAATCGTCGGCAATCTGCAAAAGCCTGTATAAAAAAGCAGGAAGAAAGCCATACAAGATATATTATTTGTGGTTGAATAAAGTATCTAGTATGAATCACCAATAAGCCGAGAGGGTGCAGTTGATACGTAGCGATACGTGTATAAGATTAGTCTCTAGTACGAGTAGCACAAAAGTCTGCACATTAGGAAATGATAGGAATAATAAAAGGATGAAGCATTATTATTAAAAACCTAATGCGTGTGAAAGTTGATAAGAAAGATTTATTCTAGTGATTGTAGGTAAGCAAAGAATAAAGGTCGCTCCTTTATGAGGGTGTTTACTGGCTAGTGGTTGAACAATAAATTATTATATTAAATTAATGTGAGAAGCATCAATTGTATTTTTATCAAAGAGCGTATTAACAAGAATGCGGTCTTAACCTATTGAATTAGGGTTCATTACTAACCTGGAAGCATAGCTTTAAAAGAACTTAAGTCGTGTATAGAACTTGGCTATACAAAAAAGTCATTCAAATGAGTGGCTTTTTATTATGGGGAGAATAAGAGGGAAACTGGACAACTCTTAGATATCAGTTTGGTGGGTTTAGTAGGAGTTGTAAAAACGAAAGGAGTGATAATGTGGCTAAAGGTCAGAAAACAGATAATGAGACAATATATAAAATTATGCTTAGTTATGTTGTCACAAATAATTACAGCGAAACAGCACGTGAATTAAATATGCCTGAATCGACTGTTAGAACAATAGTAGCTAATAACAAAGATAAAAAAGAATTCGCTAAACTATGCGAACAAAAAAGAGATGAATTTGTAAAAGCTGCGGATGCAATAATTTTTAAAGGTACAACACTCTTAAATAGAAGGTTAGATACTGCTTTAGAAAAGCAAACAGAATTAGATATGTTATTAGATGCAATTTATGATGTATCAGATAATGATATGAAGTATAAAGAAAAAATAGAAATAGCCAAAAAGTTGAGTAAAATTCAATTAAATGGACTAAATGAAATAACAACAGTGATAGGAACCTTGTATGATAAACGCGCTTTAGCCAAAGGAGAAAGTACCGAAAATACAACATTTAGTGTTGATATAAAGGTAATAGAATGAAGATAGAGATAACAAAAAAACAGAATTTTTTTATTAATAGTGATGCATTCGAAACATTATTTGGCGGTGCAGCAGGAGGTGGAAAATCTTATGGGCAGTTAATAGATGCCTTTTTATTTTCTTTAAAATATCCCAAATCAAAACAAATAATATTTCGTAGAACATTTGCAGATTTAGAAAAGTCTCTAATAAGAGTTAGCCTTGAATTGTATCCAAAAAATGTAGCAGATTATAACTCTAGTAAGCACACTTGGAGATTTAAAAATGGAAGTATTATTGATTTTGGATATATAGACAATGAAAAAGATGTATACCAATACCAATCTGCTGAATATGACGTTATTAGGTTTGATGAACTTACACACTTTACTGAATATATGTATACATATATGATATCTAGGTGCAGAGGAGCCAATCCTTATCCAAAAAGAATTAAATCTAGTACCAATCCTGGTGGTGTTGGTCATAGTTGGGTGAAAGATAGATTTATAGATATAGGCGAACCAAATGTAATGCATAGTTGCGAATTAGAAACAGGAGAAACTGTAACAAGAATATTTATTCCTAGTTTGGTTACTGATAATAAATTTATGTTAAATTATGATCCAGATTACATAAAAAGATTAGATGCGTTGCCTGAAAAAGAAAGGAAAGCGCTTAAATATGGGGATTGGGATATATATGATGGTATGTTTTTTCCTGAATTTAAAAGAAGATTACATGTTATAGAGCCATTTGAAATACCTAAAGAATGGAATAAATATATTGCACTAGATTATGGGTTGGATATGTTTGCGGCAGTTTTTGTAGCCGTTGATACTAAGGGCAACGCTTATATTTACAACGAGATACACAAGAACAACTTGATTGTAAGTGAAGCTTGTCAAACATTAAAAAGCTATATGAGGAAAGATAAATTTAGAGCAATATATGCTCCGCCAGATTTATGGAATAGAAATAGAGATACAGGTAAATCAACAGCAGAGCTATTTCATAATAGTAGAGTGAGTTTAATAAAAGCGAATAATAATAGAATTGGTGGCTGGCTAAATGTAAAAGAGTGGCTAAAACCAAGAAAAAAAAGGAATGAACAAACAGGGGAAATATATATAGACAGTAATTTAAAAATATTTAATAATTGTTTGAATTTGATAAAGTATTTGCCTCAGCTACAACACGATGAAAAAAATCCAAATGATTGTGCAACAGAACCACATGAAATAACACACATAACAGATGCGTTAAGATATTTTTGTGTTAGTCATACAAAAAAATCAAAAATAGAAAATCATATATCAAAAGATTTTAATTTCAAAGTAGAAGAACCAAAAACAAAAGATTATGGAGAGGAGATAATAGTGGTATGAAAAAGAAAGTATTTAGGGAAAGATATAACAAAACAATAGTAGAAGAAGTAAAAAAAGAAAAAGTAAAAAGAAAAATAAAAAAAGGAGAAAAATAAGATGTTAGATATAGCATTTATATGCACCATTTTTGGTGTTTTTATTTTGACTTCATTTAAATTAGGTTATAAATATGGTAACTCAAAACAAGACAATATTGATGTAGCTGAAGTGAAAAAAGAAAAAATAATAAAAAAAGCGAAAAAAAAGGAAGAAGACGAAGAAGTACGAAAGCTTAATAGTTTTTATACAGCAATAAATAATTTAGAAAATTACAACGGTACATCAGAAGGACAGGAAGTGATTAAATAACAATGAAATTCAATATGAAAAAGGAAACGAGTGACGAAAAAGCAATCACTAAATTATGGATGCAATATCAAAAAGGAAAAGACTATTTACTTCAAAGAGGAGTATTTGAAGAAACGGATAAAAATTATCGAATGTATAATGAAGATCAATGGTATGGAGTGGAAAGTGGGCCTATAGATCCTATTGTACTTAATATAATAAAACCTACAGTTAAATATAAAGTAGGAACAATTAATGCCAACCTTTTTGCTATTAATTATAGTGCAGAGAATTATGAGGACGAAGTATATCAAAAAGAAGCTGAAAAAGTGTGCGAACTTCTCAATAAACATGTAGCCCGCGTTTGGGAAAATGATTATATGGACTATAAAATACGTAAAGTATCAAAAAGAGCTTGTATAGACTCCGAAGGAATAATGTATTTCGATATGCCAGGCAAAGACCCCAAGGCACAAATCATTTCTAAAACAAATGTTTATTTCGGAGACGAAAACGAGCAAGACATACAAGAACAGCCATATATAATAATTACGACTAGAAAACCTTTATTAAAAGTAAAAGAGTATGCAAAAAATATTTGCAAATTATCAAATGAAGAAATAGAAAATATAATTTCAGACAACGACACAACTACTCAAAGTGGGGACAGTTCAAAATATGAATTGGAAGATAAAGTGTTGGTACTTACAAAGCTATTTAAAAAAAATGGGACTGTTTGGGTAGAAGAAGCGACTAAACATGTTCAATTAAGAGAGCCTGCAGATACACAATTGAGACTATATCCTATAGCACATTTTGTTTGGGAAGAAGTAGAAGGATCTGCAAGAGGAACTGGCGAAGTAAAACAACTGATTTCAAATCAAAGAGAAATAAATAAAAATGCCAATAGAAGAGCATTATCTGTAAAAATAGGAGCATATCCACAAAAAGTGGCCAATGTAGATAAAATTAAAAATCCTAGTGCTATTAACAAGGTGGGAACTACTATAGTAACAGAAGAATATGATGTTGATGATGTAAGGAAAATATATGGTTTTGTACAACCAGCAAGCATGAGTCCTGATGCAAAGCAGTTACAAGAAGAATTAATATCACACACTAGAGAATTAGCAGGAGCAGGTGATATAGCAACAGGAGATATTAATCCAGAACGTGCAAGTGGTCGTTCTATTTTAGCTGTACAACAAGCATCACAACAACCATTGACTGAACAAAGCGCAGGATTAAAAATGTTTATTGAAGATATTGGGCGTATTTATTTAGATATGTATCAAGTATATAATGCTAAAGATGGAATGGTAGTTTTGGAAGAAATTAAAGAACAAATAAAGAATGAATTTGACGAACTGGAAAACAAAACAGTATTAAAACCAAAGAAAATATCTGGAACAGTTCTTACTAAACTTAAAGCATGTGTAAAAGTAGATGTAACGCCAAAATCTGCTTATGATAAATATGCTACAGAACAAATCTTAGAAAATTATTTTACTCAAGGTTTAATAACATTGGATGAATATGTAAAAGCTTTACCTGATGATAGCATTGCTCCAAAACAAAAACTTGAGGAAATATTGAAACATAGGGAAGAAGAACAATCTAAAATCCAACAAATAGAAAAACAAGCAATTGCAATGCAAAATAAAATGAATGGATATATTCAGGCAAACGAAAGAATAAACAACATAGACAATGAAGGACAACAACTCATAGAACAATTAACGAATCAAAATACTACAGAAATGTAGTTTTTTGTTTTGGTCTAACATATCGACCTTAAATGTATGGAATTAATAGTCGACAGACTTTAAATGGAGGAAAAAATGGAAATTGAAGAAATGTTAGAACAAACTAACGAAGGATTAGATGAAGAATCTATAGAAGAAGTGGAAATTGAAAAAGACGAAAATGAATTAATTGATGTCTCGCAAAAAGCTACAGAGGAGCAAGTAAAAACACTTCGAGAACTTTTGAAAGAACACCCTGAATATCAAGAAGAATTAAATGAAAAAATAATCAAACCTAGACTTGATAGAAAAGATAGGGAATTTCAAAAAGAAATGTCCAAGTATAAAAGGACAAAAGATTTGCTTAATGCAAGTTTTGATTCTGATAATCTTGATTACATTAATGAAAGTATGGAAGCATATTTAAAAGAAAACGGTATTGAAGTTCCAGAAAATAAAGGTAATACCTTATCAGAAGAAGAATATGAAATCCTAGGAAATGCTGAAGCAAATAAAATAATCGAACTCGGAGAAGATGAAATAATCGGAGAACTTGATCGATTGAAAAATTATCGCTATGAAGATTTATCATCCAAAGAAAAATATATATACAAAAGATTATATGAAAAATTGGATGAAAATAAAAAGATAGCAGAATTAGAAAAGGAGGGAATTGACTTATCTATATTAAAAGATAATAATTTCAACCAATTCAAAAACAAATTTTCAAATAATACTAGCTTATTAGAAATAGTAAAAATGTATAACAAATTTAATGATAATACTTCTGAACCTGCAAAAATTGGGTCGTTAAAGTCTAATTCAGAAAAAGCTTCTAAAGAATATTATACTTCCAAAGAAATAGAAGCACTGACAATGGATGATTTAGATAAACCTGGGGTTTTTGAAGCAGTAAGGAGATCAATGACAAAACAGAAAAAATGAAAGGAATGATAAAATATGAACGTAGCTATGCAAACAATTTGGCATAAAGCTTATGAAAGAGCGCTTGAAACTATCACAAGCCTTAGAAATCATTGCGATTTCGTATATGAAAAAGATAGTAAATATGCAAAGGAAGTTAAAATTTTAAATGCAGTAAGACCAACTGTTAAAAAATATGTACCTGGCACTCCAATCGACAAAGAATATGTTAGTGCAACTGATAAAACTTTAAAATTAGATCAAAGCTTTTATTTTAATATTGCATTAGACGATATTCACAAAGCACAATCAGTTCCAGGAGCAATGGAAGCAACAGCAAAAGAAGGAACTCAAGCATTAGCAGAAGAAGGAGATAAATATGTAGCAGAGCTTGTAAAAGCTGGTGTTACAGATGGCAGCATTACTGCTGTAGATTCTATTGCATTAAGCAAAACTAATGTAGTTGATCATGTAGAATCAGGATTTGAAATTTTATACGGTAATAATTGTAAAACTACATTTAATTATTGGTTAGAAATTTGTCCTAAATTTTATAGATATTTAAGACCTGCTATGACTGAACTTTTAACTGATAACGTTGAAATGGCAAAGAAGGGTATTGTTGGTAAATATGGAAATGCTAATATTACTATTGAAAATTTACTAGCTAAAGATGAAACATCTGTTTATAATCAATTAAGAACAGAACATGCAGTAGCATTTGCAGAACAAATCAATAAAGTAGAACCATATAGACCACATGATGCGTTTGAAGACGCTTTAAAAGGTTTATATCTATTTGGTGGTTTAGTAACAAGACCTGAAGAAATTGTTGTTTTAAAAACAAATATTTAACATAGAGAGATTAGTCTCTCTTTTTTCGTGTAAGAGTAAATATTGGTGCAACTCCAATGACACGACCAAACAAAGGAGGAAATAATATGTCAAAAGAAACAAAGCAAAACAAGGAGAAAATAGAATACTATACATTGAGACCGAATTTAAAACAAATTTATGGTAAAAAAGTAGATAAGAATACAAAATTTAAAGAAAAAACAGAGGATGGAAGTGTTGAACAAATATTTGAAAATTTGACATTGACAACAATAATTAAAAATGAATATGAACAAAGTAAAATAAAAGTAAAGGAAGAATCTAAAATGACAGTAACTGTTCCTGAGGGAACAATTCTTATATGGGACGAAAAAGCTGGATTTATTATTCCACAATATCAAATGTGCACATTAGAAGAATTAGCAGAAGAAGTAAAAGATATTAGAGAAATATATAAAATTTAAGGAGATATTATGACACTAGAAGAGGTAATAAAAAAGATAGTAAAATTAATTGAAGAATATGATAGTGAGGGAGAAAATTATACTAGTGATAAAGATATAGAAACAAAGATTAAAGAATCAATAGATGATATTCAAGTGGAATTGTCTCAAATAAAAAAGATACCTACTTTGCTAATTGTTGAATTAGATGGAGAAAACAATGTTATCGATAAGCCTAAAGATATGTACAGGATAAAACGAATAAGAGAATGTAATTTTGAAGTTCTTAACAACAAAATTAAATTTGAAGATGGATATAAGGGGATAGTAAATGTTTATTATTATAAATATCCAGATGTTATAGATGAAGATACTCCTAATGAATATGTAATGGAATTAGAAAGAGATGCTATTGCTTGTTTGGTTTACGGTGTTGCAAGCGCTATCTTGAAAGCTGATGTGTCATCAAATTATAGTGTTTATGAATATAAATATCAAGAAATGAAACAAATGTTATCGAATCAAACTACAAATGGTTTAATAACATTTGAGGAGATATAGTATTATGAATTTGCCAACAAATGATATTAAAACTAAAGCGAATATTTATCAGAATTTTAGAGGAGTAGACTTTTTTAATGAAGTAGTACAACCTTATAGAAGCCCTGATAGTATTAATATGTGGAAAAACTATAATTCATCAAACAAAGGAATAGAAACTAGACCTGGAATGATAAAGCTTGCAAATTTAGAATTAGAAATATTTGGTATATTTTTTTATGAGGTAAACAATGTAACTCAAGTATTAGTACACTATGGAACAAAGTTAGGTATATGGAAAAATTTTCCAGAAGATCCAATTATGGAAAACTTATTTTCAGGAATGAATGTTAGAGAAAGCAATTCTTTTGTATTTAATAATATATTATTTATTTATGATGGCATTAATTATTTGGAATATGATGGCGAAACAGTAAAAGAAGTAAAAGGCACTATACCAGTAACTACTACTTTAGCAAAACCAAATGGAGCTGGCGAAAGATTTAATTCATATAATCTTATAGAACCAAAAAGAACAAATGAATTTATAGGTGACGGTGAAAGTGTAGAATATTACTTGGATAGCCAAAGTTTAGATGATACTTTGATAGTTGCAGTAGTTAATGGTAATACAATGTTAGAAAATTCTGGATTTACTGTAGATAGAGCAAATGGGAAAATAATTTTTTCAACTCCACCTTCAAAATCAATAGACCAAACTAATAATGTTTCAATAACATTTTCTAAGACAATCGCAGGCGATAAAGAAAAAATATTCAAAAGTACTTTAGGAATTATTTTTGATAATAGAATATTTTTTAGTGGTAATCAGGATTATCCTAATACATTATTCTGGAGCGAACTAGAAGACCCTAGGTATTTTGGAAGTGATAATTGGACTCCTGAGGGAGATATGTCACCAGTAAAAGCACTGGTTAAAGGATATAATGAATTGCTTGTTATAAAGAAACCAAGTCAGGAAGGAACCAGCATTATATCACATACCCCTACTATTGATTATGAAGTTGGCAAGGTATATCCAGCTACTGAATCTAATATTAGTGAAGGGTGCGTTAGTACAGGAATTAACTTTAGAGATGATATATGTTTCCTATCTAAAAATGGTTTAGAATCTATAACAGGAGAAATAAATCAAGAAAGATTATTAACACACCGTTCTACGATGGTAGATAAAAAAATGGTTACAAATAATAATTATATCCAATCAAAAATGATTGAATATTGTGGTTATCTTTTAATACTAGTAGATAGTAAGATTTTTTTGGCAGATTCTAGAGCAACATTTCAAGACACTGGAATTGAATACGAATGGTTTTATTGGGAATTGCCTAATAAGATAAGTTATATTAAAGAGAATAATAACAATCTTTACTTAGGAAACGAAGACGGAGATATTTATATCTTAAAAGGTGCAACAGATGATGGAATAAATATTATGTCGAAATGGGCTACACCAATGGATTCATTCGGATATGAGGCCTATAGAAAAACAACTAATAAGGGTGGTTGTATTATTGAAGTTGATCCTAAAAACTCTGATATAAAAATAGAAGTAAAAAAAGACAATGAAACTCCAAAGCAAGTAGGAGTTTTTTCTGATGAAAAAGGATATATTGTTTGCAAGATGAAAGAAAAGAAATGGAGACAGTTACAAATGATATTTAGTTCTAATAAACCTTTTTCAATAATAAAAGCTACAATAGAAGTATTTATTGGTGGCTATATAAAGCGATAGGAGGTAAAATATGGCTTTGCTATATGAAAATAATTCAAGAGTTAAAAACAACGAACAAGCTAGAAAAAACGCGTTACAAGAGTCTAACAAAGTATATAATCAGGCTATTGAAAATACTAATGCAGTATTGGAAAAAAATACAGATTATGCTAATCAATATTTACAGAAAAATAGTGAAATGTTAGATGCACAAACAAATTTAGATATAAATAAAATTGAACAAGAAAAAGTAAAAGCAGAGGATGTTTTTAATAAAACAGCTAAAACTAGTAATTTAAATTATATGAATGCGACAAATCAATATGGTATAGAGGCAGAATTAAGAGCACAAAATGGTGTTAATTCTGGTGGATATATTGGTATGAAAAATCTAGTCAAATTTGAAGAAAATCAAAAACAGCTTGGAGAAGCTAGAGTTACAACTAATCAAACAATTCAACAGTTAAATAATGAAATATCACAAGCAAAATTAGAAAATGATTCTAAAAAAGCAAGTTATTCATTAGAAGTTGCAAAAATGAAATTGGAAGCACAAATAGAGCAAATGCAAAAACAATCAGAATTATTAGTGGGACAATTAGAGAGTAAGCAAAATCTTAATAACACTTATGACAATTTATATATGCAAATTGTTGACCAAATTAATGCAGAAAAAGACAGAGAAGAAAGTAAACGTCAATTTGAAAAACAACTTGAATATCAAAAGAAGCAAGATAAAATTACTAACGATTATGCAAAGAAAGAATTAGATATTAGAAAAAAATATGGATAGGAGGTTTTGAAATTGAACAATGATGATATAGTAGCTAAAAGAAATCAGGCTATAACAGAAGCAAATCAAGTATATAACAAGATAATAAATGATCAAACCAACCTTGTTACTTCACAGTCACAACAAATAGATAATTATTTAAAAAATTCTGAAAGTGCTATAAATCAAAGTATTAATAATAATGTAAGTGCTTTAAATAATTCTGTAGAGACATCAAAAAGACAACATGAGGTGGAAAAACAAGCTATTATGAATAATTACAATAATAGTATTAATAATGTTGATGAATCTGTAAGAATTGGAATGATGAATAGTGCTAGAAATAGAATTTCGACATCAGAGTCAAGTTTAAATGACGTTGTTCAAGAATATAATAATCAAATAGCGCAAGCTAAAATAACAGGACAATCTATGTTAGCTCAACAAGCGCTAGAAATGCTAAAAGAAAAATTAAATTTACAAACTATAGGAATTGATAATGTTAATAATATGTTGATAGCTAATCAAAATAATACTCAACAATTAACTAAAGATTATGGAAATATAGACAACAAATATTCTAAAGCTAATAATAATTATTTAGATAGAAAACAAGATATTGATCAATTTAATAAAGAAATAGCATATAAAAATCAACAATTAAATAATCAAAAAAAATTAAAAGAACAAGAATATAAATTAGATTTAAGAGATGCTAGAAACGCTTATTATAGAAGGAGAGCAGCTGCAAGTTCTGGTGGAGTTGCATTAACAGATACTAGTAAAAGTGCTAGTCAAACTTCTTCAGGTAACGATAAATACTATGCAAATTATACACCAGTTGGTTTAACATCAGAAGCTAAAAAAGTTTATGATAATTTAACAAAATCAGTTTTAAGTAATGGATATGTTACAGCATCACAAATAGCAAATTCTATTAAAGGATTACCTGATAAACAACAAACAATCATTGGGTCAGCATTTAAGCAAGGGACAACAAATCCTGTAAAGAAAAATAACTCTAGTACTAAAACATCTAAATCGGTACCCCAAAAGCCAGTTGTATCAAAACCAAACAATAAAGGTGGATATAAAAAGATAACGTACAAAAAATACTTAAAGTAGGAGATAGGTAAAATGGCAACAAAAAAAAGAAAGCAAACATTTTTAGATAATTATGGTAAGCAACTTGGATTAGGAACTACTAAAGATGCTATAAAATGGAATCAAGAACAATCTCTTGTTAACGGTAAACAAAATCTGGCGAAAAAACAAAATAATTCATGGTTTCAATCTAATGCGTTTGATGATGGGTATGATTTTGGAGATATTACTAGAAGTGTTTTAGGTACAACAGCAGATATAGGAGTTAATTTCTTAAAAGGAGTATCATCCACAGGTGAAAATTTAGGAAAACTAATCGTTGGTGGAGTAGCTCAGGTTTCTGATTGGATTGGCCAAGATGAATATGCTGATAAATTGAGAAACAGATTGGCAGGCAAAGATGAAGATTTTAATAAGGGATTAGAAACTCATTTGTTAACACCTGCCCTTGAAAAGATAGATAATAAATTAGATAAATTTACTTTAATGGGTGAAAAATCTGATAATATTGCATCTGGTTTGGGAAATATAGGTTCAGCAGCAGCTATGCAATCAATTGGTATTCCTTGGTATGTTACCCTTGGAGGTTCATCTGCTGGAGCTGAATTAGAAAATGCATATCGTAGTGATGCAACTGATATGGAAGCATGGGCATCTGCAGGTATAAGTGGAATATCAGAAGTTTTATTTGAAAAATTATCAGGAGGGATAAAATTTAAAAACAAAACATTAGACGAAAGCATAAAAAAGTCATTATTGAGTAAAATTTCTAATCGTACAATTAAAAACCTTTCTAATTATGGAATTGACATGCTTGGTGAAGGAACAGAAGAAGTGTTAACTGAGATTGCATCAAATATCGGAAGAAAACTAACATATGAAAATGATAAAACATGGAAAGAAGCATTGGCAAGTGAGGAATCTTTAAACTCATATGTCGATGCTTTTGTTTCAGGTGCAATTGTAAGTGGAATTGCCAATTCAAAAAATATTTATAACGCTGTAAAAAATGATAAAATAAATAAACTTCAAGAACAGCAATTAAATGATATAGAGCAAAGACAATTAAATGTAGAAATACAATATCAGAATGGTGTAATAACAGAAGAGCAGTATAATAACGAGTATAATAATATTTTAAATGAGTTAAGAATTTTTACAGAAGAAAATAATTTAGATAAAATTAATCCTATTACTGAAATTGAAGCTAAAAAGCAGATATTAGATGAACAATTTGATAATCAATTAATTTCAAAAAAGCAATACAATAAAGAATTAAATAAATTAAGTGATAATTTAAAAAATATTTCAAATCAAAGTAGCCTTAATTTTGAAACAAATCAAGAAAATTCAACAGATTTACAATCAAAAACATTTGAAAAAAATAAAGATAAAAAGAATGTTGAATTCATTCCTATTGAAGATATTCTTCCTTATAAAAGTAATGGCGGCTATAGAACAATTGAGCAAATAAATGATTTAACAAATAAAATAAAAGTTGAAGGAATAGAAAATCCAATTGAATTAATTAAAAATAGCGATGGAAGTATTGAGGTATATAATGGCAATCATCGTCTAGAAATAGCCAAAAAATTGGGTATTAATGAGATTCCCGTAAAATTTATCAAAAATCCATATATTGACAACTCAAAATCCAATAGCTATAATGAAGCAAAAGAAAGCTATTTGGAGGATGATTATGGAAGAAATATCGGAGAATTTCAAAAAACTAGCAGACATGATGTACTTAGTTGGAATAAGCAAAAAAACGGCAGTCTTTATAGGAGCTCGTCTACAGAACGAGGAAGAAATCAAACATATGATAAGTTACATAATAAAATGGCAGGATATAATAACCGATCATCAATTAATTCAACATTTTTGGAAAATGGTGAGTCACAGAAAATAGAAATTGTAAATGACGATATGATACAAGAAGATAATGTTGGGCTTCAAATTCCACAACATATAAAATATGATATTGATACTATTGAAATGTTAAAAAAAAATAGCGAGTCATTACCTATAGTTAAAGATAATATTTTAACAGAAGAGTTAAGTAAGCAAGAAAAAAGTAATCAAGTTTTTGATAAAAATGCAAGTCAATATACTAATGCAAATAATAATTTAAATGATTTAGATTCAAATTATAATAATGAAAAAAGTAAATCCAATATAGAATTTGATAATAATTATTTTGAAACAAAAGTTGCAGATAAAAAAGAAAAAGTACGTATTAACAAAGAAGTTAAAAACATTCTGGAACCATTACATAAAGAAATGAGTGTAATATCAGAACAAATTAATGACATTAGAAATCAATTAGGTATTAAAAACCCTAACGAAATTTCAAAATTGAAAAAAGAAGATGCAAACACCACTCCAAAATTGCCAATAAAAAAAGAATTATTAGGCAATAACCAAAGTTCATTCTATAAAAATATATTAGAAAAGACTAAAATGCTAGATAAAAATAGCAGAGAACTAATCGTATCAGATAAGGAAGTAAGATATTATCAAGATGTAACTAATGAAGAATCATTATCTAAAGCAATAAAAAGATTGGAAGAAAATGGTAAAAGCGAGACTTTAGCTTGGTTTAACAAGGAGAGTAAATATGCTGATTCAACAGATGTAGCAGAAGGTTGGATTTTAATGAAACAGTATGAACAAGCAAAGGATTATGATAGCATGGTTCAAGTTGCAAAAAAGATGCGTGATATTGGAACACAGGCAGGACAAACAGTTCAAGCCTTTAACATTATGAATAGAATGACACCAGAAGGTATGGTTAAATATGCTCAAAGTGAATTAAGCGAAGCATATGATAAAATGGTAAAAAACAAATCTAAAGAATGGATAGATGCTAATAAAAATAAATTTGATTTAACTCCTAATGAGGTTAAATTTATTATGGATAATATGGAAGCTGTTTCGGCTATGGAAGATGGTTATCAAAAAAAAGTGAAATTAGCAGAAATACAAAAACTTATGACTGATAAATTGCCTCCTGAAAGAGGTGCAGGAATTAAGGCTTGGATGCGTATTTCAATGTTATTTAATCCCAAAACACAAGTAAGAAATGTTTTAGGTAATGCTATAGTAACTCCAGTAAATATAGTAGGAGATAAATTTGCATCTATGGTTGATAAAACTATATCAAAAAAAACTGGTGTAAGAACAACAGGAACAACTAGTTTGAAAAGTTATTCTAAAGGAATGAAAGAAGGAATTTTTCAGTCATATAACGATTTTAAAAAGGGCATTAATACTAGAAATATTGAAGGTAATCGATTTGAAATTACTGAAGGAAAATCATTTGAAAATAGTACAAAAATAGGGAAGGCATTAAATAAAGTAGATAATTTTTTGAGTTTCATGCTAGATGCAGGAGATAGAGGTTTTTATGAGGCTTCCTTTACTAATTCTATTAATAATCAATTAGTTTTAAATAATACTGATGTTGTAACGCAAGAAATGATAGATATTGCTACAACAGAGGCATTACAAAGAACATGGCAAGATAGTAATAATTATACAAAATTTGTATTAGATATTAGAAAAGGTTTAAATAAAATTAATTTTAAGGGTTATGGATTAGGCGACGTGTTGATTCCATTTGCTAAAACTCCTGCGAATTTAACAAAAGCGCTTATCGATTATTCTCCAGTAGGGTTAATTAATACTATAAACAGTGGTATTAATTTAAAAAATAGTTTTTCAAATGGACAATACAATGCAAAATTACAACATAAATTTGTACAAAATTTAGGAAAAGCTACTGCAGGAACTTTGTTATATATATTAGGTTATGCATTAGCAAAGGCAGGCACTATTAGCGGTGAAAGTGATGATGATAAGGATGTAGCTAATTTTATGAAAAATACATTAGGTACTTCCTCTTATTCTATAAAAATAGGAGATAAATCTTTTACATATGATTGGGCACAACCAATTGCAGGACCATTTTCAATTATGGCAAATTTGGTTCAAAAAAATAACACGCAAAAAGAAAGTAATTTATTAGATAATATTTTATCTTCTCTTGACACTGCAGGTAATCTTCTATTAGAGCAATCATTTTTGGATTCCATTAACACAGTATTATCTAATAAAGAAGGTATTGTTACTGGTTTAACTGAAGCTATTAGTGAATTACCTTCTAGATCAATACCTACATTTTCAAAACAACTTGCTGATATGATAGATGGAACACAACGAACAACATTTGAAAAAAATGCACCTATTGAAACAGCTAAAAATAAAATTATATCTAAAATTCCATTTGCTAGTAAGTCGTTGGCCCCTGCTGTTGATACTTTGGGTAGAGATATTAAAAAGTATGGAGGTAAAAATAACGTATTTAATGTATTTTTTAATCCAGCTAATATAAATAGCAAAAATGTTAGTTCTTCTGTAAAAGAAATATATCAATTATATAGAGCAACTGGTGATAAAAGTATCATGCCTAGAGTAGTCCCATATGAAATAAATTTAAAAGATGGTAAAAGAAGTCTTAATAGTATAGAAAGGGCTAATTATCAAAAAAATACTGGAAATATTGTTGAACAAGAAATGGAAAGATTGTTAGAAAATAGTAATTATAATAGTCTATCATATGAGGAAAAAGCCAAAGTAGTATCGGACATAATTAATTATGCTTATAATAAAGCTCAAGAAACGATGTTTGGTAAGACTATGGCGTCACAATATAAAAGTGCTGATAAATATGTTTCAAATGGAGGAACAATAGCAGATTATTATTTTGTGAATAATTTATTAAAAACGCATGAATTAAATTACGAAGACCAAAGAGAATTACTGAATAAAAATGATAAAAACTATTCAATCAAAGTTAAAGAATTATCAAATAAAAAACGTAAAAACATTGTTGATACAATTATCAATTTGAATGTGAATAAGAAAGCTAAAGCATATTTATATGGTAAATATTACGGTAATGAAGATTCTATTAATTGCATTGTACAATCGAATATTGATTTTGATGAATACCTAAAATTTGTTTCTAGTGAATATACATCTGACAAAACCAAAAGTGGGAAAATAGTGAAAAATAGTAGAAAAAGAAAAGTATTTGAAGCAGCCCAAAAATTAAATTTAACCGCTGTAGAGAAGGCAATGTTAATTAAAACTGAATATCCAAGTTTTGATACTTATAATTATCAAATTGTTAATCATATCAATCAACTTCCTTTAACAATAGAGGATAAAAAAAATATATTAAGTTCATTTGGGTTTAAAATAAAAGGAGGTAGAATTTATTGGTAACAAGAGATATTTCTAAATCATTTACAATTGAACAATTAAAACAGCAATATAACCTTGATAGTAGAGGCTTGAAAAAAGCAATAGAATCAAGCAATCATAAAATGATAAAAATTGAAAATGAGTTACAAAATATAGTTGCAACCTTTATATTGAACCTAAAGGATGAATTTGAAAACCAAAGTGATATATCGCTTTGGTTTTTTAATGGGCATCCAACTGTAGAAAACAGTCCATTTATTGGCTGGGAAAATCCTGAGGAACATGTAGGAGATTTATACTTTGATAGAGAAGAGCTTTGCACATTAAAGCAAACAGACGCTCTACTGACTTTAGGAATGGGAACTGAAAAACTCTACTACCACGAGGAAGGGGCTGGTTATTTTCTATTCCCTCTCAGTTCTGCAATCAAATGGTTACGAGAGAATAAGCATATAAATATCCGTGCCAATTATCGTTATATCGCTCGTGATTGGTTTGCGGATTGGCTAAATCTGGAAACATCTGAATATGATGATTCTGATGAGTATTATCCCACCTCAGAAGCTGCTCAATCGGCAATGCTATCAACCGTCTTATCAAATCTCTCACAAAATGAAAAATAGTAGTAAGTTTCTTTTAGCAATGTTAGGAGCTGCCGCTATACAGGCTCAATATGCTGATAACTTTTATCGCTATGGTGAGCGTAAGCGTTATCCAGCCCCTGATTCCAGGAATGGGTTTAATAAGACTACAGTAAAAGCAGTAGATAGTCGCCAGTTGCGAGAGTTTTCAATCAAAGGTCATAAGGTAATGGCATTCTCTAAGAAGGATGCTATTACCAGACTCAAACATCAGAAAAAGATATGAATACCGAAGAAATAAAGGCATTGGCAACTGAAGTGGCTGCCATTCTATACAATGAAGATAAGACTTATAACTCTCATCTTTGGTGGAGCGTAGATCCTAAAGAACGTAAAGCTGAAGAACTTGAAGATACGATCGCTGTCATTCTGAGAGATCACTGTATTGTTCCAAAGGCAAAAGCCCAAGAACTGTGCCAACTGACGTTAGAGCATGGCGATAGTGAAGATTTTGGTCTCATTGACGGTCTTGTAGATATAGTGTGTGATATGTTTGAAGATGAATATCATCAAGAGGCAGAAAAATGAGTGTAACGATACGAGGTCGATACGGACAAACAACCATTGTGCATGATCTCTCAGTTCTTGACGATATTATAAGAGCTGATAAGAAATTTTATGCTGAATGTGATGCGTTTCACGCTAAAATGATGGAGTTGGGCGTAAAAGCATATCGGTGTAATGACGGCTGGGTAAATAGGGAGCATAATATTGTCACCTTTCATCCAGATGATAGAGTTCATGGCTATTATTGGGGAAATCGAGATCTTAAAAGTGGTGATAAGATTTTCATCGGAAATGCAGGTGATGGAGGCAAATTCGCCTATATAGATTATATGGTGGAAATTACCTCGTATTGTGTTAGATACCACTATGTTTTGTCTGACGAGATATTGGATGCGCAAGGGAATGTTTTAAATCCGAAACTCCAAGCATCTGAAAAACGTCTAAAGAAATTCAAGTTCTTTAGAAATATCGTGAAAAGAATATTCAAACGGACAAAAAACTAAAGAGATCCAATTATGGCTAAAGATACTCAACCCAAGCCCTATGATGGAATGCTTCTTTTCAGACAAAATCATCCATATACAAAAGAAGAGTTTGAGGCTATGAAACAGAATTTCCATAAACACTGTGGCCCACTTCTTCCAGCCAAAGATGAGCCTACATCTTTTGTTATGCTTGGATATGTATCACGGGGTTTATCAGGAGAACTAAAGCTGACCCATAGTCATCCCAATATGTCTGATAATTTCAACTTATTACCTCCAGACTTATTCCCGGAAGTTCAATATGGTTCTGAACCACTTTGCGTTGAAATCAAACTTACGCCAACACCAAATATCAAAGCCTCCGACACTCTTAAAGAACAGACTGAGTTTCAGGAAAGGATTTTATGCAATCCTGACCGACCAACTGATGAGGAAATCTGGAGAGATACAACTGATGAAGTGCCATTAAACGATAGTGAAGAAAATGAAGCGTGACAATAACAGAATATCCTTAACTCTCAAAGAAGCTGATGAGGTAAGAGAGCATCTTGAAACTCTTTATGCAATGGAAGGGACACTTGATGAGGATTTCAATCGTGAGTGTCATCGAGCAGGATTCTTTGCGCGAAAAATATGTGAACTGATACATGGGCATCGACATCCCCAGTGGGAAACTCCAGAGCCTCCAGAACCAAAATATACTCCAACAATATAAAGTTACTACCAATGCAAAATTATGAGCTAAAACCAGTTGTTTCCAGTATTCTTCAATTTCTTGAAGAAATGACTGGCTGCAATTTGAAAGAATTGACAGAACAGTCATCTTTCAAAGGGACATTGGGCACATATATAAATGCTAAAGATCTCTTCGCAATCAATAATAATATTCAGAGTGGAGAGTATGGCATTGCCTATGAAAAGGAAGTAACATTCTTAAAAAACTTCTTATCTGAGATAAGACTCTCTCATAATTTTGATAGGCTTATCGGGGAATGTAAAGAATTAGGCTCTATTCTTTTAGAAGCTCATACTATTTTCAAAGATTACATGATATGGGCCGCCGAAGAGAAAAAGTATTTTCGGGAATATCTTTTTAATAATGAACTCCTGAAAGAAGAAGAAAAAACTGATGACTTTCTCAATAAGTTTAGTTATGAATGGGTTGATGCAGCCAAGAAATCTGTTCAATCCAAGTTACTCCAGTTATATAATTTTGGTAATGCTTCCAATACCACTCTCAGCATAGGCCACACAACGCCATATTCTATTTCTGACGCACTTTGTATCTCAGATGATATAAACCTATGTATTGGGACAAATAAAGGCCAGGAAGAGGATATATGCTATGCGCGTCTGGCTTTGAAAATTGACCGAGAATTGGCTTTCTCTCACTTCATTATAACAATCCAATACAAGGATAAGATATGGTTGGTTACAGACAAACCGACTATGCCCAATCCCCAGTTCCGCGAAAACACCAGAAACCCTTATAGATGGCGTGAAGAGGCTTTTGACAATATTCAGCTTCCTTATGGCCTATTGGATCACATTGAGGAATGGCGTAAAGAGTCAAAAGCCGTAGCCAAAGAAAACAGTTCTGAAGTTTACATAAAGTCCATACAGGATTTTCTACCCCCGGCCAGTAAGATTTTGATCAAACTCATAATTGAGGAATTGATATACAATGTCATTCCCATGAAACAATTTGATCTGACGATGATTGGTTTGGCTGGAGAAAATATTAAACTCTTGGGTGCCGGTAATACTTTAGAAAATGTTGATGATGTTTTCATAAACATCAATAAAGAAGCCAATGAAGAACGATTAAATAACATTATCTATCCAACCTCCACTGAGCTTATCAAAATTGATCCTACCAAGGCTGTGACGCAATATGTAGAGGCTGGAGAACTATGTACTATAGACGAAATACGCAAAATTGCTATATGGTCTCAAAAGGAAGAACAGCGTAGAAACAAACAAAAACTACTGGATGAAGCCTATACTCGTGAAAGAATGAGAGCTGATGAGGAAAAGTTAAATAAAGTGTTATTTGACAATGTTGAAAACCTTTATGAAGTGGTATTCTCAGCAGACATGGTTTTTATGTGTATAGAAGATGAAAACGCCAGAACCTTTGGATCCTCAAATGGAAATGCCATCATTCAAATCTGCGATACCAGCCTTTTTAAGTCATCATATTCCAAACAGTATCTCACAAACTATCATATCAATAAGTTTAGAGATGAGTGGCATGTGGCAAATTGCGTAATATGTGATTGCGAGAATCCAGTCAATCTTCAGTTAAAAATCTACTCCTATAAAGAACTTTGTGGGATTCTTAAAGTTAAACGTGAACAACTGCCATACACATTCCAGAATTATACCGCGAATCTCTATGTGCCTTATTACGGCAATGTGATTTTGGATAATGTGAATCCGGAGTATAAGGTACTTGACCCTCGAAGTAGAGAACTCCAACATTACTATTCAATAGGTATTCCCTTGAATAAACGCTGTTTCAATAAACTTCGGAAGAAATACTGGAAGTATGAGAAAAGTCTCGTAACAATAAACTATACAAAAGGAACTATAAAAATCCAAGAATATGGAAAAGGAACTCAAAACGCTTGAAACACGAGCTCATGAATATGCTTATCCTGTTGCAAAAACATTATATCGACAAGGTTTCGTGAAAGAAACATGGCTTGAAAATGTAGTCGCAGACGGATATATGGCAGGGCATGAAGCTGCAATTAAAAACCAATGGCGTGATGCAACAGATTATCCTCCCATTGATGAGGATGTGCTGGTTGATTACCCATACGAACATGGATATGTCGTAGCTTATTACGATGGCGAGGACTGGTATATCACAGAAACCGGGAGATTGATACGGCCTACACATTGGATGTCTATTCCACCACATAATAAAACTGAGGGGAATGAGTAACCGTAGATTTCGCAAATATCCTCAGACCATTATTCTTCGATGTCCTTGCTGCCAAGAAGTAAAATATGCACTTTGCCATTTTGACTCCACCGGAGAAGCTGAATATTGCTGTCAATGTGGTCACATCAGTAAAATTAAACTCGCTAAATTGAATAACAAATGAAAAAGAAACATATACAATATTGGGTGTATTTCTTTTCTACCGCTATAGTTTTCTTTTGGCTTGGTTCCCTTTGTGGAGCTGGATTAGCATATCATTCTGCCGAAAAACAATCTGAAAAATATCGTGTGGAAATGGTAAAGGATTCACTTTATTTTGAATACACTCATCATCTCTCTAACTCCAAATAAGCCAATGAAATTCCAAGCAACCAAATGGCCAGTCACTATCACTTTAGATGTGGCCGACGATTACACTGAAGGTGTCGACAAAGAAAACTTGAAAGAAGAATCTCCCGAAAAGCTTATACAGCTACAAGAGTTAGCTGATATGCTCGCAGATGCACTCATTAAAGCAAAAGGCCAGATTCTCGCTCAACAGGAAGCTAAACGTAAACAAACAACTCAAAATAATGGCACGGAAAGCTAAACTCATTTCTACCGGAGAAATAGTGGAGGTGTATGCTGATATGGATTATCATGGCAATACTACATGGCTTGATACATCAACAAAGACTGAATATTATCCTTCTGAATTAGAATTTCTACCAGAAGATTCAAAGCCTATATCTCCAGTAGTTTCTCTTTCCCAGTTCACTGACGA